AAATTGCCAAATATATTATTCCAACCAAATGCTGTTGTGGTTAGTGAATATGTTCTTGTGCCAGCATCCCAATTACTATCACTTGGGGTTTGTGCAATATATCCGATATTACTTTGTAATTGCATGCTGACGGTATACTGTTGCCCATAATCATATTCCTGGATGACTGGATGTGTTGTGTTGCCAAACAGTCTACCAGATTGATTTTCTGTATATGTTCTAGCATCTGCAATGTTAGCACTTATTTCGTCATTGGTAACTGTGCAGTTCGCCCATTGATTAACTTGTGTGTTAAATCCATCTGGATTGGTTAGGCTCCAGTTAAGTGTGAAGTTTTGATCAAAATCAATATAGGGATAGAAGGTTAAGGTTTGCATTGTTAGGTTAACACCAGCTCTATTTCCCTGTATGGTAATGGCTCTGCCTACAGGATTAACCGTGGTGCTGACACCTTCATAAGCATCCCAATCCCAACTATGAATGGCTAAACTACTGCTGGGTGTTATTACCATACGGTAGGTGCCATCTGCTTCTATGTCTGTAATTTGAGGATAGTCGTTTATGTTAACTATGCTATCTTCTGTGAATGAGATTTGTGAGAGACTTGATTTATCCAACTCATCATGCGGCACAAAGGTTACGGTATTTTTCCATATGCGTGTGCCTTCACTACTGGTTAAACTCATCGTGATAAATGTATTGGTGCTGAAATCTCTTGGCACAACAATACGAGGACTTTTAACGAGATCCCATTCGCCTACTCCAGCAATACCTGACAATTGAAATATACCTGTAGAAGGATTACTGGCTGTTAATCCTGTAGGTAAAGGACTATACCAACTTACTGTGGCATCTGATATATTTTTAACATTACATTGTAATGTAATTGTTGGATCCAAACTTTGGGCCTGTGTAATATCAAAATATGTCTGCATATAGAAATCATCACCTTCAGGTAATGTTGCAATATCTATATTGGTATTGGGTCCAGCATCGGGTGTGTCAAATACTAAGATTTCTGCTCGCTCATCCCCAAATCTTAAACTGGTGTTGCTGAAATCATTTAATTCTTGTAAACTATTCATCGTAAATCTCCGCGGGATCAATACCTGCACCGTATCTTGTGTTGGTCATATAATCATGTATGCAGTCACCTGGCATTGTCATACTATTAGTTAGTTTAAATGCAATGTCGCCTAATTCTATGGCGGCTCTTTCAGCATTGTAGTTGACTTTGATTACGGCAAATATCAAATCACTCATTGTGTATGTTGAATCCCACGTGGGTATTATGTCATAAGCATTGGCAAGACTGCCATTGGTATAACCGTCTGGCACAACGGGATCTGTGCTGGATCCTGCAAAACAATATATTTCCACTAGGTCTTGCAAACTATAATCTATGTTGCCTTCTCTGTCAGACACATAGTTAACTGACGTTCCGTCAGTGTCAAACACTACTCTACTGTCATTCCAGTAGATATTCTGAAACGTAAATGCACTGGCTGTGTCATCTGATATTTTTGTTCCTGTCTTTTCACATATAGTAACCACATAATACATGGTGGTATTATTATTGGCAATGTGAGCGTCAGTTATGATGCCTTCTAATACCGCATTGCCGTATATCACAGGTATTTTGTGTTCTGCATCTGGCTTTAATTGTATTCTAATACTTCTGTCAATAGGTTTGCTTTCAACCTGATTGCGAGTGGCTCTATTACCACTGGTAATACTTTTGGTTGCCTTGTTTAATAGGAAACCTGTAAGTGCAGTTCTAGCCAATTGGCTACCTACACCGCCGCCTGTTAGAAATCCAACGGCTTTCTTACCAACGTTTAAGATATCTGTAATGAAACTCACGTTTTTCTTCCGAAGTTAAAGTTGCTCTTTGCTAATGACAGCACTCTGTCAAAACTCTTGTCTGAAGCAAAGAACTTTTTCTGATCTATAGGATTAGTTCTTCTGCCAGTGACCTTATTACTCATGGCTTCAACAATGCTGGCACACATGATGTCTATGGTATTGGTTGCAACACCTTCAACAGGATCAAAATCTTCATTTAGATTGTAATTAACAACCTGTCCTGTAAATTTGCCCATGGGATTGCCAGCGATATTCAATATCTGTCTAGTGGAGCCATCAAAAAATGCTCTAAAGATATACACACTACTGCCTTTAATCTTGCTATTAACAATTTCAGCAATACTGCTATTGGGTATGCCACTGACACTAACGGTTGCTTCGCTGGGTGCTGAACGTAATTCTGTAGCCGTTGATGAGATATTCAATAATCCACCTAATGGAGTATACACATTACCGTCAATGGTTTGGGGAATATCATAACTGCTGAATGTTAAGGTCTGCACACTAGCATTGGCTGAAGGTGTGGCTTTGTAATGTTCACAAAGTATATTCACAAACAGTGCAGTTTCAATGGTAGAGTAATTGCTTAGGTTTATGCTCATTCTACCGTCTCATAAAAAACAAAATCACCATCCCAAAACACCTGGTTTCTGGCTGCAATACTCCAACTGGGTAATTCTACACAAACCACTTTCCAAAATACATCTGGACCCACATACAGTTGATATGCTTCGCTAGGTTCTCTTATGGGTCTATTTAGGTAAACGGTATTGCTGGTATATGAAGTAGCATTGGCTACTGTATATACATTACCTTCAAATGTCTGTGGACTGACCCCATACACATAACCTATCTGTATGTAGTCACCTGCCACAAACTTATTGCCACTTGTTATACTACCGTTGGTAAACAATTCAATGTTGGCATATCCTTGTGTCACATTGGCAACAAAGTCTGTAGTGGTTGCACAATCGCCCTGATAAGCATTTAACCAACTGGTATATCCTGCATCACTCAACTGAACATTACCAGTTGTTGTTCTGCCTGCTGCCATGATTTCTTCTATATAAGCACGATTTAAATCCCAGGGCATACCATCCGGCATCCTTACTCTAAATCTCCAGGCTTCACCTCCACGACTTATGCTTCTAACGGTATTATTCCGTGTAATGGTTGACGCCACTGTGGGACGTTTATCTATAGATATACTTTCAGCCTTGTCAAATAACCATTGATATGCTAGGGTTGTCATTATCTTCTTCCTATAGGTTGTCTTCTACGACCCTGTTCTGCTACTGCATGTATAAAACCTGGATCTCTTGCTACTAATTGTTGGAAACTTGGTGCGTCCACTGCTGTGATATAGTAGTTTACACTTTGTCCTAGGCTACTATTAGGTATTACGTTGGAACCACCTGCTCCAATAAGCAACTCTGGCCCCCGCTCACCAACTAGCACTGGTGAATTATTTGGAATCATACCACCGTTGGCAAATCCAAAGAAACTTTTAACTCCGCCAAATACTTTACCAATTGCACCGCCAATGCCACCACTGCTGCCACCGCCAATGCCACCACCTGGTTTGAATATATTGCCGATACCACTTACTACCTTACTGATACCACTGACAGCATTGCCGAGACCGCCTAATATGTTGCCGCCTCCACCACCGCCACCGCTGCCGCCACCTAGGACTGCAGGAGCAAGACTACTGATAGCACCGCCAATGCCGCCGCCTGATATGAATCCACCACCACCGCCACCGCCGATTTGTCCTGGGTTGAAAATGCTGGCCATTAATTGTTTAATCTGACTGCGTAGTAATTCTTCTAACATCATGTTAACAAAGTCACGCCATTCAAACTTACCAGTCTTGACAAAGTCAACTAGAGCATCTTCCATACCCTGTGTGGCTTTTTCAAATACACGTTCTGCTGTTTTAGCCGCATTGGTTGCATCTTCCTGATATCGCTTCCATGCTCTATTCCAACCAGCACTAAATGTTCTACTCTGATCATATAATTCTTTGTGCTGTTGTTTTAGTTTTTCATTATTTCTACGTGCTATTTCTAATACTTTTTGCGATTCTTCTGGAGTCAGTTCTCTACCTAACTGCTCTTCCATTGCACGTTTTTGTGCTCTTGCTGATGCATTGGCAGCCAACTCAATGTCATAGTAGGCCTGCTCTAAGGTATTAAGTTGTTGTCTACGGAATCGATCGTAAGTATCCCTTAATGCATCCTGTTGTCTTTGCGATTCGCGAACAGCATATTGTTCTATTTCATAGGCTGCTTTTCTTGCTTCACTATTTCTAATGGCTGCTTGAGTTGCTTCTAAGTCTGCTTGGTATTGTTCACGCAGTTTTTCAATAGTTGCATCTATTACTGCTACACGCCCTTCTTTCTTTTCTTCTGCAGTGAGTTTGGCTTTGGCTTCTTGTAAAGCCAATACCTGATCTTGCAAATTACTCAATAAATCTGCTTCGGCACGGCGTAATTCACTATATTCTCTACTAGCACCTAACAGTTCTGTTTCTAAATTGATGCTTTGGCGACGTTCACTATTTTGCTTGGCAAAATTGATTAGAATCATATCCTGTTCTAATCTAAAAGTCTTAAGTTTATCGTTTAGATCACTAAAATCGTTAATGCCTTTTTCGATTTCGCCTGTTTTGAATATTTCTAATTCTGTATTAGGCATCTCAACCATCTGCTGGTTTAGTTGCTCTACACTTGCTCTAAGTTCTTCTGCTCCGTCAGTAGCATCTGCGAACATTTTGTCAATGGTGAAAATTGCACCTGTTGCGGCTGCAAGTCCGGCGGTTGCTTTAACTAAACCTACACCTGTAACACCTTGAAGTAGTGTTCCTGCCACAGCGGCTGCCTTCATAGCCTTGGCTACATCATACAATGCAACTGCCATAGAGATAAGTCTAGTGGTAACTGCGGCTGCCGCGAGTGCGGCTAATACTTTTACCAATATCTCTACATTTTGAATAACAACAGCAACTGCTTTTCCAAAACCACCGGCAACCTGACCAATCAATGCCTGGTTAGCATTAATCCAATTGGCTAAGCCATTTACTATGTCTGCTAGTGCTTGCCCAAAGCCACCTTGGACTAAGGTATCTGTTGATTGCTGTAGTGCATTTTGAAGTTTGGTAAATGCTGTGCTTAAACTATTGGCACGTGCTTCAGTGGCACCACCAAACAATTCATTAAGACCTTCACTTAAAATACCACGTATTCTCGCGGCACCTTCCATGGTCTGACCAAGTTCTGATATTTGATTACGTGCAATGCCTGCCTTTTCAGCAAGAATAGTGTAAACAGGAATACCACGATCTTGTAGTCTTTCAAGATCTTCAAGTCCCAAACCACCAGCCATTGTTCTTGTAAACAAGTCTGTGACAGCCTGCAGGGCTCCCATACTGTCCACTGAACTCTTACTAACATCTGAAAATAGTTTTAATTGTGCTACTGTGGGTTCAATACCAGCACTCTTCAGTTTGATAACTGTGGTGGCTAATTGATCAATGTCGAGGCCAAGTCTCTGTGCAAGACTTTGAGTATCACGGAATGCTTTACCGCCTCGTTCTAGATCTCCAAACAGAGTTCCAAATGTTCTGCGTAGGTCATCTAGTTTGGCACCAGTCGTAGAAATTTCCTTAAAAGCAAAGGCACCAGCAACTGTGGCTCCAATTGTTTTTATGGTGTTGCCTAATCCGTTGATAGCGGATTGAGCACTCCTGGTGTCTATGTCTACTCTATATCTTACATCAGCCATGTTGTTACTTCCTTATTGTTTTCTTAAGATATCGTTCTACATCTCTTAAGGTAGGTTCCGTCATACCACGACGTGCTTGTTGACTGTAACCTTTATCAAGTCTTTTAGCATAAGGATAGTTGGCTTCAATAACTCTTCCATTGAGGCGTGTTTTGTTAATAGCATTACCTGAACGGTAAGGAGTATAACCAACAAAAGAATTGAAGGCAACTTGGGGTAGTTCTTTAACACCACGTGCCATCTTTCTTAGGCTTGGAGTCATTGTGTTTCTTGTAACTCTAACTGCCATGTTGCTTGCTCCTTTTGACTATTTCTTGTAATTGTTCTTGTGTGTAGTTCTTCGTTGGCGGCATTTGTCCTGAATTCAATGCATCTGCCCTACGATCATGATAAGACCTTATTTCCAAAGCCTCTGTCACAATATACACGTCAAGACTATCACCTCTTGCAACGATTTCGCTGGGTAGACAATGATATCTACTAGCCAGCGTATCTATTAACAATATCAAATGTGCCAGTTCGCTTTCTGGATCTACATCTGAATTGGTTACTTTCCCAACCCATCTACTACCTTTGTCATTACTCTCAATAGGATTTTGCTTGGCAATGTATTCTCACCTTCGATTAACTTATTGCCTTTTTCATCCATAATCAAGTCTCTAACAACATCTATGATAGCACCTTGGTTATCTGCCTGAACTGCACTCATCTTTAAGAACACGTCCATTGGCTGTCTATCCCAGGTATAAAATTCAAGTGGTTCCCCATACTCTTTGACTGTTTCTTCGTCATCTAGAGTCATCACTACTAATTGTGGTTTTTTACTAAGTTCGGCTAAATTCATTTCTGATCTCCTTGTCTTTTAATCATTTCATTCATTAGAACAAGACTAAAATTTAATCTGTTCTGAATTTTTTCTAAATCACCTTTGGCACATCGTAATTCGTTTGTGGCTTTTGCCAACTCACCAATCTGACTTGCTACCAGTTCTTCATTGGTCTTTTTATCTAATACGTCCATCTGCAAATCTCCTAATTGTATTTATTGATAATAAAACAGGGCGATTAAGCCCTGTTTTACTCATAACTTTGTGTCTTTAAATCGTTGTGTATTCACCTGATATAGTGAATGTCACTGGTGTTGTCCATACAGGCTGGTCTGCACTAATTGTTGGAGCAAGACCTGTAACGTAGGCTGTTGCCACGAAAGTCTTTGTTCCTAATGTTGTGCGAAGTTCTACCTCGGTTTTTGCATTGGATAAACCCAATAAACCAAGTTTGTCAGCACTACCAACTGTTGCACTGGTGTTTCCAAAGAATGTATCTTCTTCAACAACAACTGTTGTGGTAATACTGTTTGTAGAAGTAGTCGCAACCTGCAATTTACTTCCTTCATTTAACTGACTCCAAGTAAAGACATCGTTACTGTTGTTAACAGTTAGGTCTTGAATACTTGGAACCACCAAGTTGCCAACGATAGGACTAGGACTCAACACTCTCATAGAGACTGTTGGAAAGTCTGTTCCTGGTTGGACTGCTACATAACTAGTAGGCATGTTATAGTTCCTTTAATTTAAGTATTTTTTAAAACTAAATTCAAACTCTGTAACCAATAAATCCCCAGAATATTCGGTTGATACCTGACATAACTTTTCTAATACTCCAGTTATGCCAGACGTCAATCTTAATTCTTTAATGGTTTCTACCAGTGTTTCATAGTTTGAAGGTAGTTGTTTAGCATCATTTACGAAGAATGCACGAACAGTGATGATTTCATCAACCCAACCGTTGCCGTCAAGTAAGTCAAAACTTGGGGTATGGCTGTATTGATCAACATCTACATATATTTTTTTAGGGTTTTTAAAATACAATGGGTTACCGTCAGCCTCAAAAGGCAACTCAGTTGCCACCCGGTATGTTCCTAGGGTGGTTGAACTTAGACCTTGTATTGCTGATAGTATTTGTGTTCTCATCGTATTCTCTTTAGGTTAACTTGCCATGGTTGAAATTCAGAGCTTTCTACTGCTCCGTCATTGTCATGGTCATACCAATCACCTGACACAGTCAATTCATCAAATAAGATATTATATTTCTGCTGATAAAAACTGATTTTTTGTTTTTCTGCATTGTCATCCGGCCCAAAGTCTGCGACTGAAGGTAAGATGTAATTATAGAATGCATAGTAAACACATAAATCAGTAAAATCTGCCTGACGATTTTTAATCCTATTAATATCTAATGGTGGAATGTCTGCGACAGTGTCAATAGTGACGGATGGATTACGTTTTACATAATAACTCCGCCACCATGACGTTGCCCTAAACAAACTTAATATACGAGATGTGGCTCGGATTAACTGCGTCTCTACCACATCTTCTGTAAGGCCTTCGTTGGTGTCAAACAGCCGCTGATCTGCATCTACCGCGTCCTGGTATTCAGCAAAACTTAAAACTGTTACTCCATTGCTTATGAAGGCCATCGTTTATCTCCTAATTAAACTGTGCTGTCAAAACCTAATGCACATCCGTGTCCTTCATAGATTGTGCCTACGCCATACATTGCTGTTGCAACGATTTCATCTGCACGTAATGAAGCATCACGTTGTGTTTCAATTTGGATGTCACGCATAAGAGCAAGACCCAATGCTGAACGATGGAACACAGCACCAGTAAAGTCATCACCTGCGACTTGTGATGCTAGGTTGCTGGTTTCATACACAGGCACGCCTGCAAGCAATCCCAAATAGCCAGTTGCCATGGCTTCATTCTGGATGATGCCGTTTGTTGGATTCTGGTATGTGTTGGTTAGATCAGCTTTTAGATCGTATGCAATACGTGGATGTAGCACACATGATAAATCTGTGCTTGGAACACCCAAACTCTTCAACTTAGCAACTGCTTTGAAGATGTCTGCGGCTGCAATTGTTGCACTTGCGGCTGTAACATTACCAATCAAGTTGGTTGTAAAGTCGCTAAACAGTGCTGTGATATCTTGGTCAATTTTACGTGCAATTGCTTCACCAAATAGTCGACCAACGTCTGCAACAACATCGCTTGCACTTGAGATGCGAGCTAGGTCTGTAACTGATGTCATAACACCAACTTCAGCAACTGTTAGAGTTGCACCGCTTGTGCTTACTGTGTTAGCAGTTAGATCTCCACCTTCGCTTAGGCTGAATGCTGTCTGCTGTGGATATACTGGAACTGTAACTGTCTTACCTTGTTGTGGGCCTACGTTATAGACTTTAACAAGATTGCGCATAATGCTTTGCTCACTAGCAACGAATGTTGCTTCTGCAACAATACTTGGTAGCAAGTCATTTAAACTTGTGGTTGTAGAACTCATTGTAATATTTCCTTATTAAGTTTATCTAAGTCCTCGTGCCTTGCGAAACTCTTTGTATCTGGCACGATCTTCTGGATTATTCATGTCTAATTTAGACACATCCAGGTCTAATATGTTTTTAGCGTCACCGTTAAGACTTGACCTTGTGGCAGTAGTTGCTGGTGTAGCACCAACAAAGTGAGGATTTGCTTCTAAAAATTCTTTAACCAAATCATCAACTCCATATGGATTGCCGCTATCTAAATAACGCACAGTCCCTTCTGCACTAACCACCTCTACATCACCATCATCATTTAATCGTAAATTATTTTTCAACAGACTTTTAACTTGTTCAGCGTTGACTGCTTTGTAGCGAGCGGCGGCTGTGGTTAAAGGCATGTCTACTTTATATTCCTTAATCTGCGAGTCACGTCTTGCGATTTCACTATCTTTTTTGGCAACAATCTCTGACAAAGTTTTTTCAAACTCACCACGCTTAAGTTGCTGTTCAGTTTGCCGTTTTTCAGCCTCCTGTTTCAACTGTCGTAGTTCCTCTGGACTGCCAAGATCTTCATACGGTTTAAGAACTTTTTTTGATAAACTGCCACGTATACGTGCCATCATATCATCAACTTCTTTTTGTGTGTATGATTTTTCTATTGCCTGTGCCTGATTTTCAGTTTCTGGTAGGTCTGTAGCATCAGTTGCTGTTTCACCTGTAGCCAATGTATTTTCTGACATTGTAGCATCGCCTCCTATATGAGTAATTTAGTATTTAGTGTTAATAATTCTAACGCTTAGGCTTGTAGCCTGTTTTCTTCTTTTTCTTCTTGCCATACATAGTGTTTGCTCCTTTTATGTTAGTGCAGTTTTATTTACTGCAAATCTTGTGTGGGTGTGTCCCCACCTTCAAGATATTCGTGTGTATAACCTAGTTCACTCAGAGCAAGATGTTCTGCTTCAGTCTTTGCCAATACTGCTTGTCCTGAGGGACTATACATTATATGCACTTGGAAGGTTTCAAGTTCTTGTTTTTCATCGTCATCCAAATCAAGCCAATGCATAATCTTGTTGTCAATACCCGCTTTTACTCTTGGGTCAACAGGATCAGTGCTGGCTGCAATTTGGAGTTGTCTTATTTCACCTTCTGTGTTTCTAATATTAAAACTACCAGGATAGTCGATATAACCTGTCCACTCACTGTCCTGATATTCAGCCCACAAACGCCACATCTGTTCTTCAGCCAACTCTAAGTTGTCAGCCATTTCTGACAGTTTAGCATTCAGTAAGGCGAATTCTGTTTCAATTGCTACCCCACTCATGGTGCGACTTTCAGTAGCACGAACTGCACCAGTGTTTGCCATTTTGTCTATAGCATCAATCTGTTGTTGTATACCACGATAGATACTTTCAATGTTTGCACCTGAAAATTCCAATAGATATGGTTTGAGTCCTGAGTCCATGGTTTCTGGCATGTGTATAAGTGCACCTGCTCCCGTTCCAACCTGCACATCAGGTGTTGTTACCATTGAAGGGTGGCTGTCTAGGCGAACACTTTGTGTGATTTCTGAGTGTGCATTGTATATGGCACGTTGCATATCACTGATATCCGCAATTGCACTAACACCTATGCCTCTTACGATGCTTTTAGCATTGTAAGCAACCACAACTGGCACTCGTCCCAATTGGTTCTCTTCTTCAAATGCGTCAATCGCTTCGCCTGTTTCAGTATTGTGGATCCAGGTGTAGATTGTGTCTGGTGTCCACTGTTTAACTGTTCTAATTTCGTCATTGATGTCTTCTATATATTTCATAGCATCAATCACATAACGTCCATTAGGTTGGCGTTCGTAACTCCAATCCAACACAACCAATGGTGTAAGCACACTAACGTAAGGTCGAACGCCGCCACGTAATTCATCTGCTCTTGTGATTGCATCAATGTTGGGCTTAGATACCATTATGAAACAGTGTCCAAACACATTTGCCCATGTGCTGACATCTTTCATGAAATTGTCTAGGCTTGTTCCTTCCAAGTCAGCGTCATCCATAAAGTCTGCCAACTCAGGTAAATTTTGCAATGCTCCAAAGTCTCTGTCAGGTCTAGTTCTAAATAAGAAACTGTTATACACACTAACAACTGATTTACAATGGTTGTCTAAGGGTGTTTCTCTTAATCTTGCACGATATTCTGCATCTGTTTCTAATTGGTAGCGTGTTAGGTGATTACCATTACGCCACTCTTCTCCACCAAGATACGCTTCGAGGTAAAACTTCCAACGTTCTTTGTAATCCATATACAATTGGTTGCTACTACCAACTGAATTGATATCTTGGTCTAAACTTCTAATAATTGTCATCTCGTAATCCTTCGTGTGGGCTGATGAGTTCCGATGTTATGTCCCCATCTTTGAGGTATTGTGTCTTCTGCTCTGTCTCTACGCACAGGAAACAAGAAATCTACGGCATAACGTAGTGCATCACTCATGTGATCATAACCTGAATCCTTATCTGGTTGACTAGTTCCTGGCTTATATGTGTGCTTTTCCATGCACTCTATTAATCTGCGACATTTAGGATCTATAAACAGTGTTTGTTCGCCTAAACTGTTGCATAGTTTACTATTTACTGCGTTTATTCCGTCCCTAACTGGGTTGTGTTTGTTTGGTGCTTTGACTACAAATCCTGCGTTCTGTAGGATAGTGAGGTCAGTAGCGCCGCCTGCACTTGTCTTTCGTTGTCTTGAAGCTGGGTCTGGCATAACCCACGTGTTTTGTTTTGGGTAGCGTGAATGTATTTCTTCCACTGCTTCTTGGGTATTACTAGAATACATAACGATTTCATCAATGGCGTGTAGGACATTGTCTTTCCTTGCGAGAACAACCATGGTCATAGGGTCTATGTTGAAGTCCATTCCAATATAGATAGTGTTGGGAGTTGCCTCCTCCCATGGTTTAACATTTAATCCTCTATCGTAACTATACCATATTCTGTTAGACACATCCTCCCATGAGGCTTCATACTCTTGTCTAAATGTGCGCTCGTCTAGTTCGTGTCTAGCGGCTTCTATCTCTTCTGGGCTAACATTGCCTCCTTGAAGAGTGGTATAACTAAAACTTTCCCATTGATGTTCGTTGACATCTTCGCCACGCTGATATAAATCGTAGGCCCAGTTCTTTCCTATGGGTGTTGTGATGAATAGTGCGGATCCATTGCGATCTGACAGGGTAGGTCTCAATACTGTTGTCCATGCACG